ATGGGAATTGTTGGTTGGATTATTATAGGTGCTTTAGCCGGTTGGCTTGCAAGTATGGTTACTGGAAATGATGGAAAGATGGGTGCATTCGCAAATATATGTGTAGGTGTTATTGGTGGCCTTATCGGCGGATTCGTAATGAATTTAGTAGGCGGGACAGGCATTACGGGATTTAATCTTTGGAGTCTTTTGGTTGCCTTTATAGGTTCATTGATTTTATTGTGGATTGTTAATAAAATTCGCAAATAAAAAACAATGTTCTATTGATCCACTTTGAAAAAACAAAATGACAAAATATGTAGATATAAAGTCATTTTGTTTTAAACATATTTATTTGTAGATTTGTAAACTTGAGAATAGATTCACTTAACTAAGGAGGCGTTACGAATGAATAATTCAATTAAAAGTAAAATAGATAAAGCGGTAGGTAGTGTGAAAGAAAATATCGGAAAATCTGTAGAGTCTGAACAGATGGAGCTGGATGGTAAATTGCAAAAACTTACCGGTGAAGCCAGGGAGAAAATGGAAGAGACTAAGGAAAAAGCGGCTCATATCGGCGAGGATATTAAGGAAAATATTGCTGAGAAGGCAAATGATTTGATTGATTCCATGAAGAAAAAAGATAAATAAATGTTTGTTTGGGCACTGTAAATGAAAACTGTTTTAATATTATAATGAGGGACCGACTATTAGCGAAGAATTAAATGCGTAGCTAATAGTTGGTTTTTTCATTTTTCGCTTGTTTTGCGAGCTCTACGGAGCCACGCCCCCCTAATTAGAAAGGCCCAGGATAATCCCAGGCCCGTGAGATGCGACATCGCAACAAGTTAAGTATTTTCCGTAAGCTCGTCCGTGTACTGTGTAAGAAACTTTTTCACCATTTCCCACAAGCGTTTTACTGGTAGACCGCAAAGAGTCATATTCTTAAGAATGCTTACCAACTCGTATGCTATGTAAAGCAGTCCAAAGAACTCAGCCACGCCAATACTGTCCACTGGTAGATATACCCTCGCCGCTTCTGGAATGAAACCGATCAGATTTAAGTGTACAATCCGATCAAACAGCAACAGAAACGCAAGTGAGGCAAGCATGGTGGTTTTCCGGATTGCTCCATCAATTCCAAAACCACTGTTAAACTTATGTTCCTTTATTGCTCTAATGAAACCAAAGCACGTATCCATTACTACCGCCAAAATCACTAATTTGATAATTTAACTCCCCCATGCTAAAGCAAGCAATTCTAAAATCCTATCGATATCATTTTACCCCACTTTTCTTTACATACTTTTCTCCGGTTATCTGCTGAAACTCAAATACTGTGATCCAACGATCCACTGCATCCTGTACCCAATTTAAGGACCAGGTCTTATTCTCATAGAAACTTTTAACCGTTTCATAATGCTTACTCATTAATTACCTCCGTTTCTATGCCCGACATCATCTGCATATAGGCAACCTCGGCTTTTAAGCCTTTGATCTGCTCCCTCTGTGTTTTTACCTCGTCTTGTAAGCTGGGAGTCCTGTACTCTACAATAACAACCTCACCCATGATCTCCTTGTTTATGTACTTGAGCTTGCCCTCTTCATAGGTTTGTTCCTCCTGTTCAATGCCAACCGGGAAGGAGGAATTTAAGGACATTTGTCCGGTATAGATTAAATTATTTTGTGTCCATTGTACCACCCCATCCACATCGTATTTAATTACAGTAGTATTTTCTGAAAGATTTTTATGTATATCCTTAATATCATTTGACCCGATGATGATAGCCAACTTGGCAGTGTATCCACTTAAATCGTTTAGGTTGCAACTGCCGTTTGCAATTTTATAGGTAGTATCTCCCACCTTAATGCTCTCATTTTTCATATTGTTTCCTCCTCTTAATCTACTGTGATGTAGGTTGTACCTATTGCAAACGTTTGACCTGATGCAATATTGTAATTAGTGGTAAATGCTATTGTACCGCTTGATGCCCCCATATAGCACGACGCTGTCATAGAACCTATATTTGTATGACAGGAAATATCAATACCACTCGAAACCTTTGGAAAACCTGTTACATAGTAAGTTTGACCTGCGGTTATATTTGTAGTAAGAACTATTCGGACTTGAACTATTACTTGAGCAGTACCTATCATATTACCTACTCTGTAATATCCTCCTTGAATTGTTCCCCACGTACATCCTAAGCCATACGCAGTAATTCCAGATATTCGTGTACCATTTTCGTTTATAATCATTCCACCCAGATAACTGCGTTCATTCATTGCAGTTCCTTGAGGCTGAGTACCTACTTTTGTAATAACAGCCCCATGTTCTGTATGAAGTCCGACTCCATTACCTATAGACCCAGCACTCCAATTCATTGAATTACCGTCACTTCCGTGAGCCATAACTGCGATACCTTTATTTGCTATTAGGCAGCCAGATATTTCAAATCTAGTCTGATCAAATGAAAAACCTGACCAAGTTGAGGCTAATGTGCACCGACAGTAAGCTACTATTACAAGGTTACTTACTACTGCAAATATTCCGTTAGCTGTAGTTGTGGTAAAATTAATCCCACGTATATCAACAAGTGTAGCGTTATCAGTTATTATAATATCCGGTATATTACATACTGATGATATTTCAGCAGGCTTAGAACTCGATAGACGAATACGACCATTACAAAATCCATTAATTACTATTCTTTCGCTGTAGGAACCATCTGCAATATTGATAATTACACTTTTGCCACCTAAGTCTCTTGGCAAAGTATTAATTGCATACTGTATATTTCTGTATGGACTCGGGCTTGTGCCATCCCCTGTAGTGTCGCTGCCTGTAGTTGCAACATATAGGTTTACATCATACCGTAACGTTCCGATAGTTGCACCATAACGGCTGACGAGAATACTACCGTTATCAACTACGTTATTTTCGGTTAAAGCAATTATAGCGTTCCTACCGCACGATACTTTACCGCCTGCTGCGGTAAAAATGCCGATGTTAAACCCCGTACCCGTAATAATTCCGAAGTGTGATTGTGAACTGCTAACTATATAAGCACCGATATCGGTATTTCCAGTCATTGTTACAATGCCTGACATATATAAAAGACAGTTAACACTTGCACATAAAGAAACGTTGTTGGTTCCAACGGAGTACGTACCTGTAGTTACAATATTCACAGTAGACCGGGAATCCCACCTGCTACTTTCAAGCACAGTAAACCACTTTGCGGTAAGCGTGCGAATACTGCCGTCCTCACTTTTACAGGATACTTCTGAATTTGTTAACAACACACCGTTAGTTATTGTTACGTTGCCTGCAAGCAGTAACTCCAAGTTACCGGAATACCCTGTTATTTCTAAGCCCTCGTCATAAGTACCTGCAGCGATAACAATGGAAGCTGTAAATCCATTTAAAAACTTTGGGATCTGGTTAAGTGCATAATTAATGGTAGCATACGGTGCTGTGGAAGACCCGGTTCCGGTTATATCACTACCCGTAGTAGCCACATACACCGTCATGTCGGCTTCAAGGGGTTTTATGTTTTTCATGTAAATGATTATTTTTCCCAAAAAAGACTTTACCTTTTCTCCTACCGTTGGTATCGGATACTTACTATCAATGGTTGCCAGATTGTCTATGACGGTTTCAGAGATATCTCCACCAGTAGCATCCACCCTTTCCATAACGTCCTGAATGGTAGCATTTCCAGCCGGACTTACTGTAATATGCATTGTTTCTGCATCTTGAACAACATTCTGTATGTTGTAAATATACGAAGTAGCCGCCACCCCATTATACCATGGCATCTCATCCGGTATAGCTGCAGTCACAATGCAGAAAAGAACTTCTTTGATTCCGTCCATTGCATATAGTCCAATATTTTGTATGTAATAAGTAGCTTTTATCTCTTCATTGCTAAAAAGCACCCTTGTCTGGATTAAATCATTACTTAAGACTTTTGTTTCAGGAGAATCTAAAACCTGCTTAATCCCCTCCATATCAGTCAGAGCCTTATAATCTGTGCCGTCAGGATATTTATAATCTGAGATCTTTGCTTTTGTTATGTTTAATTGAGCCTCTCCTGCAATCGCTCTGGCAATCAGACTTTGGCCTGCTGCCGTTATAATTGCTTTGCTATACTGTCCCATTTTTCCTCCTTATATTGTTGTTATCTTTGTACTGCTTACCGTGGTTCCTATGAAATAACTGCCTTTCACATCCTTTTCCACTTCCTGACTTGCAATAATCTGAATATGGGCCGGTATCACATCCCATAAAAGATTATATAGGAGATTTAAAGCACCGTACCGGTCAGATGTAACCTTAATGGTCAGCAGACAAGTTTTGGTATTAACTGATAGAATATAACCATTTGCTCCATAAAGATCTGACAGACGATTTTTAAGAAAGCCGATTGTAAAAGGAACTACCGTATTATATCTTTGTAAAACCCTGCTTCTTCTCAAATCTAATGTCTCTCTCTGATATGGAATACCAAAACGTTTCTCCAAAAGAAGAATCGTATTTTCATCAGCGGTTTGAATATAACAGTTATTTCTAACGGCTTGGATGCTGTCCTCCACTGCTTCCAGATCTATTTCTTCCGTCTCCAAAAGCTGATTAAATTCTAAAATATTCTTAAACCACTCTGGAAGCATCATTTTTAAGTCAACCGCCATTTATAGTCACCGCCCCTAAAACTGGCACCTGCTGCATGGCAGAAGTTTCTACACAAACAACATCTGATGCATGTCCATTCATAATTACATCAGTAACATTGACAATTTCAGGAATGGTAAGAATCGCGTAAACAATCCTGGATACATATACGATAACCGCATATTCTATCTTCTGACTTTTCAGCATTGTTCCCCAGGATTTCCGGACCGATTCCAAGTAATCTTCTATTTTCTCCTTAATCTGGTTTTTATAGACGATTTCTCCGTTTTGAATACTGGATAAAAACTGTACAGAGAGAGAAATATCAAGCTTCAATTCTTCCCCAGTGTCAATTGTGACAGCGGCTCCAATGGGAGCAAGTCCGTATCCATTGGGTGATGGTTCTGATTCATCACCTTCCTGGGGACAGATTGCATTTTGCACCCGGTTAATAAGTGTACCGTCCGCAGGCTTATAATTTCCGTTAAGAATGCTGCACAATACACTCCCGCCCCCATTCCAAGCAGGATATATCTGAACCGCTCCTACCCCCTCTATAGCAAGAATAGAATTCCGATAGGAAGCAATATTCCCTCCAAAAGTTGCAACGTCAAACGTGGCAAAGTAACGTTCTCGCAGGGAAGAATCTTTTTCTTCCTCTGTGCCACCTGAAAGGAGTTCTGTAAGCTGCGCAGATGAAAGACCTGTCACATAGTCAATCGCAACCAATTGACCTGAATAATTGTTGCCGATCTCACCTGCTAATTCACACTCCATTTTATAACTGTAATCTGTTTCCGTATGATCAATAAGTTCGATTACCCTATAAGTCAAATATCCGCTTCCCGTAATCGCTGAAAATCGGGAGCCAATTGGCACTTGAATATTAAAGTTACCTTTCTTCACTGCCCTTGTTGCCGATTTTCTTTCAATACCTCGTTCTGCCACAAGCATATCAAGCCAATTGCCTCCAGCCGTTTCCGCATAGGCATTCTTTTGCACCCGATCCAAATCCAGATACAAGCCTTCCAAATACCAGCTTTCTGGCCCAAGGGCAGTCTGGATCATTGACCCTTCTCTTTTATCAATCGTATCAGGAACTCGCTTTAACTGTTCCGATAGTATGTTCGCATAAGTCTTCTTACTAAAATCAATCAAATCTCCACCTCCCCGGGGATTGTTCCAAATACAGTCTTAACCTTAAAAGTGCATCTAAGTGTTCCTAGATCTGAGGCATCAAATAAAAAGTCATTCACCGAAAGGATTCGCTTATCAGAAGAAAATGCCTCTTGAATCCGTCTTTTTAACATACTCGTTACATACTCAGGAGGCTTTCCAATTAGCTTTTTTAATTCCCTGCCAAAATTTGATGTATAGATCTGGTTTTGATATCGTTCCGTATCCAGTATAATCTCTATTGCCTGTTTCATGGCTTCCAGTCCACCGCCTACTTTTTTAATCGTACCGGTACTTTTGTCCACCAAATAAGTTTCCGTAGGGTATTCCCTGTTCTCATTTTCATAAATAGCTGTATTTGCGGATTTTGGTAATGTTGCCATCGTATCACCTACACTTTCGACATCACGATATAATTCTGACCGGCATTTGTTTTTAATACCAGAACCTTATCTCCTGGTTTAACACCTGGATTTATGACTACCTTTTCCCCCTGTATAGAAATGTCCCGGTACTTTAAATTATCAGTCAGGACAGCAACAGGCTCTGTTACAATTAACTGAGTTGCTTGGACCTTTAAGGTTAAAGGAACCACTGAAACTACAGTAGCATAACCGGTATCCAAAAGATCCATGGCTTTTACAGTATCGTTAATAATATACTTAAGTCTTTCTATGAGTTCCATTGACTCTCCTTATTGATGATTTTTGCATCGACACTCATGGTATGCTCTCCATCTGAAAAAGTATGATTCACTTTATCCAGGAGCAAATAATATCCATTGGATAGCTCTGGGATTTCCTTTATTTTAAACTTTGCCATTGCTCCTGCTTTAAGCCCGGGCACTCCCCCTAAACCACTAACGGATATTGTTTTTAGCACCCGGTCATAATACGCCATCATAATATTTCCCTGCTCATTAATTTGTGCTTCGTTAAGATTTTCATCTACTTTGTCATACTTTTGTAAGAGTCCCCATTTTTTAATTGTAGTGTGGTCATTAAATGTATAAGTATCTCCCTGGCCTGTCTCTTTATTGGCCCGGACAAGCTTTACCTGATTATAAGTATCTGAGTCAATATCAGATTTATAGGAATAATCCGTAATGATACTGCCATTTCCAATCAATATGTCTGACATCATATTGTTAGCCTCTTTCAGAGTCAGCTTTCCAAAATTATCAAAAAAAACAAATGTCTTACCAGTGCTGTTCTGAGTTAGCATGAGACCATACTCAATAATATCCAGGCACTCTGTATTTTCCTTTGTCAGATAGGGTATCACTTGCCCGGTATCTTCTATTTCCCCTACTTGAAGCTGCATATCGCCTGCAATCTGGCTTATTATCTCTCCCAGCTTTTTATTGTTAAAGCTATAACTGGATTTAGCTTTTAAGTACCGAAGCTGGTCATATGCAGTTACGGAAACCTCACCGGAACGATTCTGTTCTATAATAAAAACAAAACCCAGAAAAATTTCTTTTCCATCAACGTAAAATAGTACTTTTGCGCCCTCTGTCAGATTAATTGGCTTATCCTGAAGAAACGTAAATGTAAGCTTACCTGCACTTCCGCCTCTATTTGTGGTATAAGTGACTTTCTGTGTGATGGGAGCATAATCGTACAATGAATAAGACTCATCATTATAAATTAGAAGTTTGTAGCTCATCCTGTCACCTGCAATTGATCTGCTTTCACCCATCCGCGACTGCCGCCTATTAATATGGGATAGTTCCTGGAAGCATCCGGAACGATTCTCGAAACGGTAGTGACCAAATTGTTGGCGGTTCCAGTTGGCTTATCTCCATAACTGCTGCTAAAATATGTACCATTTACAATAACGCTAGCCCCTACTCTAAGTTCAGGGACAGCAGATGTAGAACGTTCCTGATCTTCTGATTGAGTGGTTCCATCTGCCGGTAGTTCCGCCGGAGGAAGTATGATCCTGATTGGCGCATAGTTTCTATATTCCTTAAACTTAATTTTATAGTATATATCTCCAGCTTCTCCGCCTTTTTCTGTTGTTTCAAAGCTGTCAATTACCGCACTGATATTTGTATCGTACATGCGGCTTCCCCTTGCATCATATCGGCTGATTACAATATCACATACTTCCTTGTTATCCCGAGCATCAAGGATTGCCTCCACGAGATCACCTGGTTCCGTCCAGTCGTGCCCGCACATAAGCGGATCATCACTATCCCCTGGGAAATAGGATTCCCAGGACACCTCCATTAAGGAGGGCAGCCTGGGAACAACAATTTCCCCAACGTCTAAAATATCATAGGTTTTATGATCGGCTGGGTAAGATATTGTATATTCTTTCGGGTTAACTGGAAATTCAATTGTATCGCCACCGATATCTGCAAAAAATTTATACTTATTTCGCATGATACCTCCTATCCTGTAACAACATTGCTGCTGGACGCATGCTGGATGCCCAGCACATTGTTTAATACATTAACCATGGAGTCGAGATCAGAGCCGCCTCCACCGTAATTATTTTGATTAACCGTTGCATTGGTCTGAGGAACTGTAAGATTTACTAAGGCTACGTATTGACGCTCTGACAGATCTCTAAGGAGTTTAATATTTTCATCAGATATATTGACATCCTGCTCAATTTTATCTACCTTGCCTACTTTTCCTACATTCCCAACATCACCTACTGCTGCACCCCCACCGACACCTCCGCCTATACCACTTCCTGAGGTCAGTTTATCTGTAAGGCTACTAAGGTCAAAATTCATATTATCCATTTTATACCCAAGAAATCCAGCTATCTCACCGCCCTTTTTAACGCTTTCACCGGTATCCAGCTTAGTCATTCGTTCAATGGTTACCGCTTGTTCCCCAAATTCATCATCTACCCATGCGCTTAAATCTTTCCTAAAACCAGATACTGCATCAGACATATTTGTTTTAAATATAGCATCAATCGCATTTGCCACGGTTTCTATCTGACTTAATATATTATCAAATAACCCAAACAAGAGATGAGCAATAGCAGAAGCTGGATCATTCATTACATTGGCAAAAAATTCTGCAAAGATTGCGATCAAATTCCACAGGTCTGCAAACATATTATAACCAACCGCATAAATGAATCCGAACACATTACCTACTTTCTCTCCTATCTGCTCAAACGTGAGACCAGCCTGCATAATTCCTATAATTGCTGCTCCTATTAGTAGTCCTATGAGGACAAATGGCATCGCTGCCGTAAGCCAGCCGGCTGCAGTTAATAAGCCAGACACTAATCCAATTGTTCCTGCTAAAGCCAATCCCAAGCCTAACTCCATTAATATAGGATATATATAGTCCCAATTTTCAACAATCGCATTGGCTCCGGCAATCAATACATCAACAGCACCAGAAGCAACATCACCAAGAATCTCAACGGCTCCTATAATTCCCTCTATCACCGTCTTACCTGTATCACTGTTTAAGAACTCACTCATTTTATCCAGGACACTGTCTAAAGAATGAATTCCTGCATTCTTAATCAGATTCCAGGAGTCTGACCAAGTCATTGGCATATTTTTAAACTGTTCATTAATTTTATCCGTAGCACTTAACAAGGCATTTTTTACAACGTCAGCTGTGATAACACCTTTATCCGCCAGTCCACTGATTTCATCTACCGGCTTACCAAGATAATCTGCAATCGCCTGTATCGCATTAGGCGCACCTTTAAAAACAGTGTTTAATTCTTCTCCGCTTAAAACACCTGATGCCAAAGCCTGACCAAGCTGCTCGGTTGCTGAACCTATTTCCTCCTGGCTGGCGCCTGCTATTTTAAACTGTTTACTTAAGTTTTCTGCAACGGCAACCACTTCGTCACTTCCTGAAAAAGCGTTTCCCGCACTTTGGCCCAGCTTGGCTACAACATCAGCCGTATCAAGATAGCTGGTTCTAGACCTTTGTGCAGACCGGTAAATTTTCTCCTGTAGCTGCTCTGTTTCCTGTAAGCTGCTATTTGTATTATCATTTCCTTGACCCCCTGCATCAATCGAGGGGGGCTTAAGCCCTTGATTCATAACACTTAATCGGGCGGTGGACCGTGTCATTTGATCGGATAAGCTAAATAGTTCCTTTCCCATCTTAAAGTTAGAAGCTACAGACACCACTTTTTTTAAGGTTGAAAAGAGACCTACTGCTGATTTACTGGTTTCTTTCACCTTGTTATTATGTTTGTCCTGGGCGTTTGCTGCTTTTGTGGTATTATCTGCAATTTTAATCAACTGTGCTTCCATACGATCAAATCCAGAAGATGAGATTTTGTTGGAGGCTTGTCCAATTTCTCTCATATTTCCAATAACCGCACCAGTTGCTCCTCCAATGGATTTACGCATGGTCATTTCTGTTTTGGTCATGGTTTGATCAATCCGCTTCATCTGTTTAACCGCAGAGTTACCCAGATCAAGAAACTTGTTGGAAGTTTCTCCTATTTGCCTTATATTTGCAATAACTGCACCAGTTGCTCCTCCAATGGACCTGCGCATGGTCATCTCTGTTTTTACAACTGCATGATCAACACGCTTCATCTGATTGACAGCGGCATTCCCAAGTTCAAGGAACTTGGAAAAAGACTCGCTAAATTGATCACTTAATACTAAGGTTTCTTTTATCTCTCCCATAGTTCCTCCTTACTTTTGGGGTCGGCTCTTAATTTCTTTGACTGCCATCTGATACATTAGTATCTTCTCTTTTTCAGGAAGATCTGCGACCTCACCGGGGAAGCGGCCGTGATTGACTAACATGTAGTATGCCAGCTGCACGTCCATGTCTCCCCCGTTTAAGAGTTTTTTGCTTCTTCAAGCTTATCCTCTGCATCCTTCATCCCGTTAAGTTCCAGAATTGCTTCTGACAGACGGTTATACTCTCCTATACTTAACATCTGAGAAGGTACGTCAAGAGGATCCTCTGTTCCGTAATATTTACACATTTCCTGATTGCTAAAATCAGGTTCCTGAACACAAGCGAGAACTAGTCTCTTTGTGTATAGGAGGTTATCCAACTTCTCTACAGGGGAACCATTGACACTTACGTTTTTCCTGCTCATACGTGCCAACTTCTCGTTATCTTTCTGAGTGATTGCTTTAATTACAAAAGGCACCGCTTTCCCTTCCTCATCTTTAAAACGATTGGATACAATAACCTCTTTGGTCACACCTGCCATCACTGGCTGCAAAAATGCTTTTAATGCACTCATAATTTCTCCTATTCTCCCAACTGTGTCGGGGCTGTAAATGCGTTAAGGATCTCAACATTCGTGAAACTGAATGTAATATCCATAGTTAAAAATTCTGTATCCGCATCCAAGATGGCAATTGGAAGCTTCTGCAACTTTACATTATATAAAGCTACCGTCTGTGATCCAATGGTACTCCCCTCGTCCTCATTGGTGATTTGGAATGTGAAATAGGGCAGCTTTCCTGATTTTAAATAAGTCTTTAACATATTTAGAAATTCCGGCGTTCCGTAATAAACGGTGGCTGATCCTGTTAAGGAAACTCCAGACGTTTTTTTCTGGACAAGATTGGTACCTACCACCTTAAAATCAGATTCCTGAAACTCTGCATCAGCCTGGAATTTCTTCAGGCCAAACATCTCTACATTACGACCATCTATTACTGCAAAAGCTCTACCAGCTTTACCATTTAAGGCATCACGCTCTAATAAAAATGACATACTCTACCTCCTTATTAATCTGTTAGGGTTGCTGTGATATAGATTTTTTCAACAGCAGCCACCGGTTGAATTGCAAGCGTAATTACAACGGAATTAATTGCCTCTCCTGCTTCTACAACCACATCATCTGCAACAAAATTCTGAATTCCACCATTTGCCTGGATTTCATTTAAATATCCTACAATCCAAGCCTTAAGCAAATCTCTACCTGGAGCATTATTCTGAATTTTACCTATATAATTCTTGGAAAAGTTCCCATAAATATCGCTTGCTACGGTGTCCAAAGTACGGATAACCTGATTCAGAGAAAACGCCTCACCCTTATCTGGTGTATATGTAGTCAGTGTATTATTGTCGGATACGATTTTTACGCTGCCAAACTCTTCAAAAAATACAATTTGACCTTTGCTTAAAGAATCATCAACTTCAGATGCATTCAGGCGAGGTGATACATTTACAGCGTCTGGATACTGTGCATATACCAGAGATTCACTATATTTTGCACCCGCCTCAGAGCCTCCAACCCACCAAGTTGTCTGCCCAGGAGTAAGTGTAGTCTCATCAGACAGCACTACACCATTTTTAACTGAGATAACTGCATCTGAATTGCTCTCGGCGTCAGCCATAACAGCTTGACATTTTTTGCCTAGATTATCTCTCATGCGCTTGATGAAAGCCACATAGGCAGCCTGTACAGTTCTATCAGAGCCATCATAAATCACAATGTTAAAACTATATGGTTCTAGTGCTGTAAGAAAGGCAGAATGAGCAGCGATGCTTACAATACCATCGGAACCTTCTGTGAGAGGGATTCCTGCACTAGCTGCTAATTTTCCCGTTCCAGAAAACACAACCCAATCATTCCCCTTTAGATCAGCAACAACCTTTCCGATTTGAGCGTGTTTTATCATCCCATCAACAACGGTCTGTACTGTGAAGCTTCCCTCATCGTCCGGATCAGCAATAACAGAAATGGAAATATCATTTCCCCTTGTTCCGTTGTATTTTGCTGTAACGGTAAGTGGTTCAATAGCAGCGGATGCCTTTGTCGCACCGGTAGTGCTGGGTCGATAAAGTAAAACCTTAACAGGCCCTTTTGTATGATCTGTTCCTTTAAAGATCTCCCTTAAAAATAACGCCTTTTTATTAATGAGATCATATCCAATAAATGGTGTAAAATCGTCACCTGTATGAATGGTCATAATTTCATCCTCTGGTCCCCATGACAACGGTTCACATATAGCAACGGTACCTCTATCTCCCATACTAGCTACCTGTTCCATGTTTGATTTTACATTTATGTAAACACCAGGCTGTTTTTTATTTTGACTAGTCCAATTTCCTCCGGCCATCTATTTACCCTCCTTCTTTTTTTCAAAATATTTATCTAAAATTTCTTTTGCTTCTTCAACGGTATACTCCTCTTCTGGTAGCAATACCCTGGCAAAATCCTGCTGGTATTTTTCAAAGCCTTTACTATTAATAAGAGAAGCTGTTTTATACTTAACTGCCATCTTTTTATTTGTTGCCATACTGATTTACACCTCCTTTATAATTTTCCAAAGATTCTATCAATGGTGTGTCGTCCGGGTAAGACATGGTTACTTTCACAGTAAACTGATAATGCAGCTCATCATTATCAATCTTCCATTCCCGGTTATAAGTCCGTAGCTTACCAGTCTCATAAGGAATATATTCTAGTGTTAGGTCTAGTTTATCTGCAATAGACGTTAGCTGACTAGATTCAATCTGATTGCCTCTCTCCCCCATAAACACCACATCAATACTGATTTTTCTCATAAGACGTCGTCCTATCCGACTTTCCGTCTCCACTGGCATAAGTGATATAAAGAAGCACGGAATCTCTGGTGACTGATGACTTAGATTACTGTATACCTGAATATCCGGATATTGTTCTTTTAAAACTCCTATTATGGAGCCTATTAATTTTTCAATTGTAAATGTCATTTAATATTCTCCTTTATCCGTTTATCAAACTCCTGACTCTTTATAAATTCATACTGCTCTACTGCCGCCTTCTTCAGATACTTACTTTACACATATGGAAATTTAGTTTTTGCCAAAATTCCACGTTAACTAACATCTCCCTTTTTTAAGCAACGTGAATCTAAACCTGCCCAAACTTTGAAAAAAGAGTTTATACCTATGATAGTGGTTCAGATTGTAAACAGTATCTGTTTTTCATAATTATTTCCTCCTCTGTTTGTTTTCCAAATTTATCTTAGTTGGAATAATAAAATTATAAATCTGCTATAGTGACTTTAACAGGACACGATTCGGACGAGGTCTGGCAATACCTAATCCAAAATAATTGCATCCGATCCAAACAAATAAACACTTAAGATATCAGTTACTTCCGAAACCCATCGTCGTACAGTTCTATCTGTACTACATAGAATTTCTGCAATCTCCTCTTGAGTCACACCGTCGAGATAAAATAACTTGAAAGCTTTATACTTCTCTGGCGCATTTTTTCTAGACTGTTCCTCTTCCAAAAGTTTTAGACACTTATCAATATGCGCAATTGTAACACTGCTTCGGAGCTTATTTTTCAAAACACTATTTAAGTAAATATCCTCCTCTAAAGATTCTTCTAACCCATTATGATTCATACCGGTTATTTCAGACACGTCACCCCTAATGCTCTCACGTATCCGGTTATAATTTTCCATTAACTTCTTTGCATTATGAAGAACCTTTGCCTTATTACTCTTTTTCTGGGACTTCTCAAATAGCTGAACTGCTTCCAGCGCTGCTGTTCTTACTAATTGTTCTACCACTGCCTGATCCATATTTACACCTCCCTATCGTCAAAATTTCAATTCTTACCTTATCCCACTCCTCAGCTAGTAAATCTCGCCTGGCAGAAGGTTCAATAACCTCAACCGTGAATCTGCCAAGTATCTTGACCCCTGAATTCCCATATGATGAGATTGTCGCACTGGGAATCTTCAATAGTGCTGACGCTTCTGGAGCGCTATATTCTCCCATGAAATAACCTCTGTCATACAAGGCGTATAACTTTTTTACTTGTTCACTCATGATTCATTCCTCCTTATTTTTTTGCTACACTGTGTAGATACCGCTTTTTATTGGTGATGGTTTCCGCCCTATGGTCTTAATTTGTCTGAATGGTGATTTTAAATCATCTAACCACAATATATCACTTTGATGATTTAAAGTCAACTCCTTTTTGATTTTTACCGGAATTATTGATTTTAAATAAACTATGTGTTATATTTAATCTATCATATAGGAATCGAGGAATTATGATGGCGAATATTGGAAAGAGGATAAAAGAAAAAAGAGAAGCTATAGGCATGACACAGGAAGAATTGGCAATAGCACTTGGATACAAAAATAAATCCACTATCGCCAAAATAGAAAATGGTACGAATGATATTGTCCAGAGTAAGGTAGTTGAATTTGCAAACGCTTTAAGTACAACAGTCCCTTATCTTATGAGTTGGGATGAGGAAGACCTTACACAAATAACA